GAACTTTTAAACAACTCTAACTTTGAAACCTTCTTAGTAGGAGGCTGAGAAGATGCGATATGTTCGCATTTATCTCCTCTAATTAGAAAGCCATGAAAGATAGCCTTTGGATTATAGTAAGCCAAAACAGCTACTTGAGCTTCAACTTGCCTACGAGTTTTCGAGGAAGTACCTTTATGGTAAGTCTTCTTACACTCAAAAATGGCAAATTCATTGTTTCCACCTAAATAAAAACCTAAATCTATATCCCCCAATGGCCTCTGCATTGGACCCCAAACGACAGATTGGTAAAGACATGGCTTGTGAGCCATCTTGTACAACAAATCAATTTGATTGCGGGTACGAGGAGTCTTTGGAATATTAAAGAAACTAGGTAAAGGCTCAAAACCTTCCAAACTGTTAGAAGATTTGTGCCTACGAATGATCTTAACAGAGTCGTCTTCATACTCATGCAAGAATCCACTATTCTCATTATAAGTAAAACGAGTTTCTCTCTTTCTGATGTATCGAGATTTAAAATAATTCTTTCCTTCTAAACCAGACTGAGCTTCAAAGTGTAAATCCTGCACTTCATGGTCGGGCTCAGGCGCATCATAATACTTACGCTTATACTCTTCCATGTATTCAGAATAGGAGACATCTAACATCAAACACCCCATAATGTCATTAAGCTTAGCAATCTCTTTCAATTGAGAACGCAAAGTCTCATAGTCAGTCTCTCCATGTAAAAACATTTCACGAAGAGCACCATCAATGTTCATTTGGGATTGTTCTTTAGTGGTAACATGTTTGCTCTTGCATACACAATGCAACGACTTATAAATCGATTGCTTATCTAGAGCTCCCATGATTTGATTTAACTCCGAATTGTAGACATTCTTTCGCTTCAAAAAATCAGCATCCTCATCATTCATATACTTAATAGCAGCAGACTCTTTATCTGGCATAGTCAAGGTAATACCATGTTCTGCCAAAAAAGCCTGGTAAGTAACGAAATTGAAAAAATCTGCACTTTCTGAAACACTACCCTTAAAATCGTCACCATAATTCATATCGGCAACCACATCACGGTAAGGCATAAGAACTTCGTGGTTGCGGTTACACAATGTGAAGTAGCCACTGCGCTTCAACAAAGCATTGGCTACACTGCCAACATAGGCGGTGACATTAATCCCCGAAATGTGTACACCATTAAAAGAGACAAGATCTCCATTAAAGGCTACAAAGGGATAGCAGCAATCAGTGGCAATTCCACGCATGATTTTAATATCATTTGTAG